GCACCGGAGGCAACAGCAAAAAGTGTTTTCGTCAGCTCTGGATTGGCTTTCGTCCATGCCCCAACTCTCCCCAACCAGTCGGTAGCCGAGGTGGTCAGGCGGCGCAGGGTCTTATCCTGTTTCTCGAAAACCTCAATCTGTAAATCTTCCCATGCCGAGGCGAGGTTTTTTAAATCCCCGTCGAGGTTGTCGGTCTGGACTTTGGCGATACGCTCCGTGGTACCGGCAGAGTTTTTAATCGCCCCTTGCTTCTCAGCAAGGTTGCCGTTGCCCGCAGCGGCCACCAGCTTAACCGCGCCCTTCATGGCCTCTTCACCAAAAATAACTTTCAGGTATTCAGCCTGCTGCGCGGTGCCGAGTTTGTTCTTTTTAAAAGACCGGTCAATCGACTGGAGGATCCCCACCACCGGCAGCATGTTGCCTTTTGCGTCTCGGGTTTTAATACCCAGCTCATTAAGCGCCGCCGGAGCCTGACCAACAGGAGCTTGCAGACGGCTGAAAATAGCACTTGCTCCTGTACCGGCCATCGACCCCTTAATGCCGTTATCTGCCATCACGCCGAGCATGGCCGTCGTATCTTCGATGCTGGCACCCGCCGCCTCTGCAATGGGCGCGACGTATTTCATCGCTTCGCCAAGCTCAATCAGCCCGGTATTTGACGAGGTAAACCCCTTGGTCATTACGTCCGCTACGCGCTGAATTTCCGTGGTCGGCAGGTTAAACGCCGATTGCATATTGGTGATGATGTCGGCGGCTTCGGCGATATCCACATCCGCCGCAAGGCTCAGGTTAACCGTGGATCCCGTTGCGGCCAGCACTGAATCGGCGTCATAGCCCGAGCGGGCAAGCGTGGTCTGCGTACGGGCAACGTCGCCCGGTGAAAACGCCGTTGTCGCACCGATATCACGCGCCTGCTTACGAATTTGTCCGAGTTTCTCATCGCCTTTATCAAGACCAAGAATGGCCTGCGTGCCTGACATCTGTTTATCAAAACCAATGCCCGGCGCGATAAACCGGGCTTCCCCATACAGCCCGGCGGCGGCCACACCGACCCCAGCCATACCCGCCCCGCGCGCACCGGCGGCTAACTGCTTGCCGGAGTCATAGCGATTTTTTACCGTACCGAGTCTGGCCTGCTGCGCGCTGACGCGGGCAAGCGCATCGCGCTGGCGGTTGAGCTGTGCCGTAGTCTCACTGACTGAGGTTTTCAGGCGGCGTTCATCGGCTGACAGCGTGCGCGTATTAATCCCGGCCTGCGCCAGTTCCTGACGCTGACGCTGCACCGATTGCCGCAGTCCGTTGTATTTAATTTGCAGGTCAGACGCGGCGCGCTTGGCATCTTCCAGCGCCTTGGCCTGCGCCCGCGTTGGATTGGTGGTGTTTTTAAACTGAACAGCCAGCGCGGCGGCTTCCTGTTTTGCATTTTTGAGAGACTGGCCGGTAACGGCAAGCTGACCGCTCGTTTTACGAAAACCCTCAATACGCCCGGCTTGGGCGTTCAGGGATTTGAGGGAGTTTTGGGTATTTCGGATATCCCCGGACAGCGATTTACTCGCTGTCTGGATGGATTTAAACGGGCGACTTGCCTGGTCAACGGCCTTGAGCAGAACCTGCAACTTAACGTTACTCATTGGCGTGTCCACTTCGTTCGATTGCCTTTGCGCGCCATTGTGCGAGCTCGGCGGGGCTCATCGGATAGAGCTCTGACGGTGGCCAGTGAAAGACCACCGCCACGTCAGCCATCAGGTCATCTACCCCAAAGCGGGGCGGGAACGTCAGTGTTCCGAATTCGGCGATAAAAAACCAATCACCTTGCCCGCCAGCGCCACAAGGTCTGGCAGCTCCAGCGCGTTACATTCTTCTTTTGTCAGGCTCGGGTAAGTAATGCGCGGCAGTACCACCAGCAGCGCATCAACCTGCGCATTAGCCACGTCAGCCAGACCGACGCCGCGCAATGCTCCGGCAGTAGGACGGATAACCGTCACCGAATCAATCAGGGTTTCGCCGCGCTTGAGGGGTTTATCCAGCGTCACGACGTTGGTGTTTTCGTCGGTGGTGGTCAGGTCTTTACTGCTCATAAGATTATCTCCACATCAGGTTATGGGCGTGGCCAGCGGTTACCGGCCACGCGGTAATTACAGGCCGATATTGCGGCGGTGTTTTTCCAGCATGTCTGTGCCGTTGACGATTTCGACCATGTTCACGGTGTCGATTTCAATCAGCGTATTACCGTCAATCACCAGCTTGTAATACGTACACTGCGTGGTGATTTTGCTTTCGGTGTCTTCGCCCTGTTTCATGTCGCCGGTGTCGATTTCTTTGTGACGCCCCCGCATGACGATTTCCACGGCGGAAGTATCGCCGGTGTCGTCGCGCTGGAATGACCCGGCAAAACGCAGCGGCACATCCGCCGCACCGGCGGCGGCATACTGCGCCCACAGGGTTTCGTCCGGGAGCCCGCCCATTGACCACTCAACGGTCAGCGCATCGTCATCCAGACCAAAATCCACCGGCGCGGAGCCGTTCATACCGCCGCCGCGATAGTTCTCAAGCTTGCGGGTCAGCTTGGGCAGCGTGACAGACTGCACCACGCCCATGTAGCTCAGACCGTCGTTAAACAGGTTGAGGTATTTCAGTTTGCGAGGAAGTGCCATTGTGATTGCCCTTAGCTGTTAACGGATGCGGCCAGATTAACGAGGTAGGTGTCCGTGATGCGCTGACGCAGGGTCAGGCTCTCCAGCGGCGGCACCGGCGTGTAGTCATAATCGATATAAAGTTTCCCGGCTTTCAGGGTGTCTTTATCGTTGGCCGATTCATCAAACCAGCAGGTGCCGTCAATGATGTAGCCATTCGATTTGAGCTCACGGAATTTGGCGTTGATGCCGTCGATGATGTCGCGGATAAGCGAGGCGGTCATCGGTTTATCCACCGCCCACATATGCGCTTCGGCCATCGTGTCAGCCAGCACCTGTGCGGTGCGGGTGTAGTTCTCAAACAGGAAAAGCGGGTCATCAGAACAGGTGCGGTTACCCCAAAAGCGGAAGCCGTCTTTACGTACCAGTGTCGTGACACCGGCCTCATTGAGCAGGTCAGCATCGGTGCCGGATGCCTGTAAATCCCAAAACACCGAGGCGCTGATACCGGTCACGCCATTAACGCCGACGTTAGACAGGGTTTTATGCCAGCCGGTGTCTTGGTCTATTTTGGCGCGCAGACCTAACGCGCGCGCCGTAGCGTAGGCGGTAGAGCTGGCGTGTAGTTTGGTGTCCCATGAAATAAAATCAGGCCAGATAAGCATCAGCTCACGCTGGCTGAAATTGTCCCGGTACTTAATCGCATCAGAGAGCGTTTTGCATTCCCACGCGCTGATATAACCGAACGCGCGCAGCGACTGACAAACTGTGGCCAGCGCCGTAGCAACTGCCTGCGGATCCCGCCCCGGCACGCCGAGAATGCGCGGTTTAACACCGGTGGCCGCTTCGGCGGTGAGCAAAGCTTTCATGCCCGTATATTGGCCATTCTCATCAGCCCCACCGATGATATTAGAAAGGGTTTCGGCGGCGGCGGCTTCCTCGTCTTCGTTTTCTGATTCCGCCACGCGCACCACGACGGTGACCGGCTTGCACTGGTCGCCAATGGCCGTCAGCGCCGGTAACAGGGTGCCAGTTTTCCCCGCCTTGCCCTGCGCGGCGATCACATCGGTGATTAACACCGGTGTGTTAAGAGGAAAAACTTTTTCGTCAGCATCGTTGGCCGTGCAGACCATGCCAATAATAGCCGTGGATACGGTGGTAATGACGCGCGTTCCGTCGTTGATTTCGACGACCTGCACGCCGTGGTGAAAATCACTCATCGGCTTAACTCCGTTAAAATAGGCAAGGTAATTTTGTTGTTTAAAGGCGGTCAGGGCGAGGAGTGAGCGTTGGGAGGGAGTCAGTACAACAGGCAAAAAAAAGCCCCTTTCGGGGCGATAAGTCATGACGAGTAATTACGCAGGTATTTCTGGCCATTCAACATCAGGCGCGGCTTTTAAATCCAGCCGGTTAAGTGCAACGCGGTATTGCTTCCAGGCTTTCAGATTTGCCAGCTCGTCGTCAGTGGCATCGCCGATATCAACCGCATCTTGTAGCGGTGCTATCTCTGCATCGGCAAGCTTTCGCCACGC